TAATTGGTATTGCAAAGCAATTTCTGGCGCTAATGGCGGCATCACTACATCGGTAACATAACGACATAGTATGCCAAAGATAACAACAGATGAGATAAGACAAGCAGCTGAAGCAGACTTAAGTACATTTATCAAGCTTGTTGCTCCCCATCGTGTATTAGGCAGTATACACGAGGAGCTCATAGACTTCTGGACAAGGGATGAAGCAGAAGACCATCAGCTTGTCCTCTTGCCACGAGATCATTGTAAGAGCTCAATGGTGGCATATCGTGTTGCATGGTGGATAACTACCCATCCAGACACAACAGTTTTGTACATAAGCTCTACAGCCAATCTCGCAGAGAAGCAGCTGTATTTCATTAAGAATATATTAACATCGGCCAAGTACCAGAAGTATTGGCCTGATATGGTGAACAAAGAGGAAGGCAAACGTGAAAGATGGACTACTACAGAAATTAGTGTCGATCATCCTAAACGCAAAGAAGAGGGTGTACGAGATCCAACAGTCTTTTCCGCAGGGCTTACGACTAGTATCACCGGGCTTCATTTTGATCTTGCTGTCTTGGATGATGTCGTTGTTAAAGAAAATGCTTATACGGCTGAAGGCCGACAAAGAGTAAGAGAGCAGTATTCCCTTCTGGCTTCTATTGAGAAGGCAGATAGTCAAGAGTGGGTTGTTGGTACACGCTACCACCCCAAAGACCTCTACCAGAACCTAATGGAGATGGAAGAGGATATATATGACGACATGGGAGAACTAACGGGGTCTCTACCTATCTACGAGATATTCGAGAGGAAGGTAGAAGATAATGGAGATGGAACGGGTGAGTTCCTATGGCCTAGACAGAGGCGTACAGATGGTAAGTGGTTTGGATTTGACAGAGGAATTCTGGCAAAGAAACGAGCAAAGTATCTCGATAGAACCCAGTTTTACGCCCAGTATTACAATGACCCCAATGATCCAGAAGGACAGCGAATAGCTACCAACTTATTTCAGTATTATGACAAGAAGTATTTAGATCAGTTTGAAGGGACATGGTATTATAAAGACAGGCCCCTTAATGTCTTTGCTTCTATTGACTTCGCCTTCAGCCTTAAGCAGAAGGCAGATTATACAGCCATAGTTGTTATAGGCATTGATCCTGATAGCAATATATACGTTCTGGATATAGATAGATTTAAGACAGATAGGATTAGTGAATACTTTGCCCACATCCTCCATCTACACGTTAGATGGGGCTTTAGAAAGCTTAGAGCAGAGGTGAATGTGGGGCAGGATGTTATTGTTAAAGACCTAAAGCACAATCATATTCGTAAGAATGGAATGATGCTCAGCATTGATGAATTCCGTCCTACACGAGGACAGGGAACCAAGCAGGAACGTATGTCAGCCATCTTAGAGCCTAGATATGACAATATGGCTATATGGCATTACCGGGGAGGTAATTGCCAAATACTAGAAGAAGAGCTGATTGTAGCCCATCCTCCTCATGACGATTGTATGGATGCCTTAGCATCAGCTATTGATATAGCTCTACCACCAGCGAGACACAGTATGAGAATGAAAACAAAAGCTCCAGTGATAACTCACAGTCGTTTTGGGGGTATGAGATAGATGCCCGGTAGTGTAAGCGAGTTTCTCAATTATATAAATAAAGACAGTTTAGCTGACTTTATTTCTAATGATTGGATACAGAAATACGGAGATAGGCTTAAATGGCATACGGAGAAAAAAGAGCTCCGTAATTACATCTTTGCTACAGATACAAGTAAGACAACTAACAGCTCTCTTCCTTGGAAGAATACAACAACCTTGCCTAAGCTGTGTCAGATACGGGACAACCTCCATGCTAACTACATGGCAGCTTTATTCCCCAATGACAATTGGATTAAATGGGAAGGGTATTCAGAAGAAGCTGAAGTAGAAGAAAAGCGTGTCGCTATTGAGGGATATGTAGCAAACAAAGTGAGATTGTCAGACTATCGTAACACTGTCTCTCGTCTCTTATATGATTATATTGATTATGGGAATGCATTTGGTGAAGTAAAATTTGTCAATGAAACAACTACCGATCCTGTTACAGGAGAGGTGAGTGACGTATATGTAGGGCCTAAGCTATTTAGAATTAGTCCTTTAGATATTGTATTCAATCCAGCTGCTGTCAGCTTTAATGACAGCCCTAAGATTACACGCTATCTAAAAACGATAGGTGAACTTAAACAGGATATGGAAGATAAGCCTGAATTAGGCTATCTACGGGATACAATAGACAAAATAACAGACATCCGTAAGAATGTCCCAGCCTTTGATACATCAGACCTAGATAAGCAAGAGGGGTATGTAGTTGATGGGTTTGGTAGCCTTCAGGAATACTACAGCTCAAACTATGTAGAGCTGCTTGAGTTTGAGGGTGATATTCATGATGAAGCTACTGGAGAGCTTCTGCGTAACCAGATAGTTACGGTTGTAGACAGGACACACGTTCTACGACAGGAGACAGCTCCCTATTGGATAGGTAAGAGCAACAAGTTTCATGTAGGATGGAGACTACGCCCAGACAATCTATATGCTATGGGCCCACTAGATAATCTAGTTGGTATGCAATATCGTATAGACCACTTAGAGAATATCAAAGCTGACTTGTTTGATTTGATTGCTCATCCTCCATTGAAGATAAGGGGGAATGTAGAAGAATTTGAATGGGGCCCAATGGCCGAAATCTACCTTGGAGATGATGGAGAAGTTGATGTCTTACAAGTTGACAGTACAGCGTTACAGGCCGATACGCAAATTGCCATTCTTGAGCAGAAGATGGAAGAGTTTGCTGGAGCTCCCAAACAGGCTATGGGCATTAGAACTCCGGGGGAGAAAACAGCGTATGAAGTACAGACGCTGGAAAATGCTGCTGGACGTATCTTCCAAGATAAGATAATTAATTTTGAAATTAACATGGTGGAACCCTCTCTTAATATGTATCTAGAGAGTGGCAGACGTAATCTCAATGGCAGAGATTTGATACGTGTTATGGATGATGACTTGGGGGTTGCTGAATTCCTAGAGATTACGAAAGAAGATATAACAGCAGAAGGTAAGCTACGCCCTATAGGGGCTAGACACTTCGCAGCTACAGCACAGCTGATACAGAACCTGACAGGTAGTATCCAAGTGGCGGCAGCTATGCCGGGAGTTCTCAATCATGTTTCTAACAAGAAGCTGGCTGCATTACTCTTTGAAGAAATTTCAGGGCTTAAGAAGTTTGATTTGGTTAGTGATAATGTAGCTATTATGGAGCAAGCAGAGAGCCAGAGGCTCATACAGCAGGCTTCAGAGGACTTGGAAGTTGAAGCTGCTACACCATTAGAAGAGGAAGAACTTCCTCCAGAGGGCGTATAATGCCAGCTAAGAAGAAAGGAACAACAAAGGCCACTGGCCGTAATTACAAGTCAGAATATAAGAACTACCACAGCAAGCCAAAGGCCAAGAAGCAGAGAGCCCGTAATAATGCTGCTAATCATAAAGCCGGTACATATGGTAATGGTGATGGGAAGGATGTAGCCCATGCTAAACCGAAGGCTCGTGGTAAAGTGGTGGGTAAGCAGAGTCCCAGTAAGAATAGATCCTTTGCAAGAACTAAGACAGCACGGAGGAAATAGTGGCCTCTATACAAGACAGTAAGAAAGGCAAATTAGCAACAGCTCTAGGCTCTACATATCCTGTAGATCAGATGTGGCATGATTGGCTAGAGAGTGTAACAACAGGAACCAGTGCTACAACTAACGGCCTAGAGGAATTATATTTAGATGAAGAGCTTATTGCTGCTGGCAATTTAAACGATAGATGGTATAAATGGCTGGGAACAGCCCCTAGAAGTCATACTGGCAGCTTACAGCTCAGATGGCAAAAATATTGGGAGAGCTAAGTGGCCGGATTAATACATAAGTTACGAGATAAGTCTAAAAAAGCAATTGAGAAGAATGAGAAGCGTCCTTCTATGCCTGTGGGCAAAGAGAACCCTATTCATAAAAGTGGGAAGAAGCACCCGGGCAATTCTCAGGATCATCTGTCTAGAGAAGAAGCAGAGAAGATTAGAAACAGAAAGAAGAAGAAATGAGACTAGCTACTAAATGGACAAACTCTCTTCCTCCTAAAGATAAGGAAGGGTTTAAGAAAAGAATTATAGCATCTCGGGATGTCTTAGACAGACTCAAGAGGATGTTACAAGAAGAATTAGCAGCTTCACACAAAGCTGCTGGTAAGGAAGATAATTATTCTCTTCCAGCATGGTCTGAGTTCCAAGCAGATAAGCTAGGAGAGCAGCGAACATTACAAATGGTAATAGATTTATTACCTAAAGATTAAGGAATTACTATGTCTGACCAAGACACTATATTTAACTCGGAGGAAACTCCAAAAGCTGAGGTGACAGCCGAAGCTACTACTGAAACTACTACGTCCACAGAGACAGACCCGTTGAGTGAATATGTAGGGGAAGGAAAGCAATATTCTACTAAAGAGGCTTTTCTGGAAAGCTTTAAAGCTAAACAGAGCCACATCGAAACTCTAGAAACTGAAAATAAAACATTCAGAGAACAAACGGAGAATCGACAATCTATAGAAGAAATGCTTCAAGAACTAAAGCAAGCCAAACCAGCAGAGCAAGCGCAAGCTCCTAGTGTGGATGTTAATGCTTTAGACAAATTGATTGAACAGAAATTGACGGCAAAGGAACAGGCGAGTGTAGCCCACTCTAATACACAGCAAGTGGTGACAGCCCTTACTGAAAAGTATGGAGAGAAAGCTGAAGAAGTGTATAATGATTTAAGTGGTAAGGTTGGAATGACCGTCACTGAAATGAATCGTTTGGCTTCTCAAGCCCCAGCAGCTGTATTAAAACTGCTTGGTGAAACACATGCCCCAACCCCAGCAACATCTACTGGATCAATTAATACAGAAACTATGCAGCATAGACAACCAGCACCAGCTTCTGCTAAGGTTCCTATGGGAGCCTCTGCTAAGGAAGTGTTAAGTGCTTGGCGAGCTGCTGCTACCCCTAAACTTGAAAATCATTAAACGGAGAGTATAATGACTCAAACTACTACTAATACTACTGCCTTCATCGAAGCGCAACAGTATTCAAACTTTATTCTGGAGAATCTTCCAGATATGCTCTTGCCTGTTGGCATGAGTCGGGATGTATCAGATTTTGGTTCTGGTACTACTTTAAACATCAAATCAGTTGGTAGTGCTACCATTCAGGATGTTACTGAAGGTGTACCATTGACATTTAATGCTATTGATACAGCTAACGTCACATTAGCAATCTCCACCTATGAAGGTGATGGTTGGGCTGTGAATGATGAGCTACGTCAAGATAGTGCTCAGCTAGAACAGTTGATGGCTATGCGTGGCATGGAATCAGCACGAGCTCTTGGTGAGTCTCATGAATCAGCTTTCTTGAAAGCTTGTAATGATGCACAAACTAATGCTAATGCTAATAACGTGAATAGCTTTGCTCATCGTATTGTATCAGCTGAAACTAACAATGTTCTTGCATTGTCACATTTCATTGATATGAAGCTGGCGTTTGATAAAGCTAACAGCTCACAAGCTGGTCGTATCTGTATCGTTGATCCTGTATGTGAAGCCACAATTAATGGCCTAACTAATATTGTTAATGTATCTAACAACCCAATGTTTGAAGGTATTGTAACTTCTGGTTTTGAACAGAATCATAAGTTTATTCGCAACATCTTCGGCTGGGATATTTATACATCTAACATGTTGGACAAGCCAGTAACTATGGGTGACGGTACTACTACTGTTGCTTCTAGCGGTGGCGTAGCTAATGTATTCATGAATATTGCAGACGACAATTCTCGTCCAATGATGACTGCATGGCGTAAACAGCCTTCTGTTGAAGGGTGGCGTGATCCAGAAAACCGTGAAGACAAGTTCCAAACTACTGCCCGATATGGTATCGGTGCTCAACGTTTGGATACTCTTGGCATCCTCGGCACATCTAACGTAAATTATTAAGGAGATATATAATGAGCTTAGAAAATTCGTCCGGTCGTGGTGTTCTTTCACACTATAACTCAAGGGCTACAGAAGGTAAGTACGGTAGAACGTACACAACGAAAGGGTCAGTTAAACAAGCCGAATGGGTTGTGGATTTAGCTAAAGAGATTACTGGTGCTCCTACAACTAGCCAAGAACTTTTGGTTGGTGGTGCTACTAATCTAGGTCAGGTTATCCCTGCCTATTCTAAAATCCTTAGTTGTCGTGTCTACTTTGAATCTGCTGTTGCTACAGTAGGTGGTAGTGCTGCTTCTTCAGCTGCTCTAACCGTAGGGTTGGAA